CAGTTTCGGTTTCTTTAGACTTGATGTATCGTACCGCTTCAAAGTATGTGCGACCAGATGTGTGCATGATTAGGCTAGGAAGGTCGCAAACGTGCTGACAAGAAAAGCAAAAGAAGAAGCCAGAGTTTTTATCTACTTCGCCAGCAGGTGAGCGATAGTTGTTGTGAAATGGACAGAAGATAATGTAATCTGAATCTACTTCTGATTCGACTGTGATTCCTGACCCAGTGATAACTCTTTTAATTTGTTCTTTCGAATAGGAACTAGTGCTGTTCCGTCTATTCCCTGTATGCATTGTGATTTCTTCTTTCCTAAATATGTTCCATATACTGTTAGTGTAAACTCAAAATATTCTTTTGTCTCGTTATATTTTATCGTGAAGTTGGGGTCTATGTCAAGTCTAGGAACATAGCCCTCTTCACGCATCTCTTCAATTTTTAATTTTGCAACTTCTTGCCTTAGTCTACCTATGGCTGAATCATCCTTGATGATACCGTCAAGTGTAAAAGTTTTAATAGGCTTGTGATGCATTTGTTCCACACTATATTATAACTAGTTATCTTCATAATCCTTGTATTTGTACCAGCCCTTGTCAAAGTCTACCTGCACAAGAAACTCACCCATAAAGCCATTACGATTTTTACGGAACACACATTCTAAGATATCAGAGTTTGTGGCACGACCAAGTGCTAAAACCCAGTCAGCATCGTAGGCAATCTGACGTGACCAAGCAGTTTGACCAAGCGTAGGAACAGTATCCAACTTGGTAACATCGTCTGGCGTAGCAGATGAAATAGCAATAATTGGAATCTCTTCGCTAATAGCCATCAACTTTAGTTCACGAGATAGGTTCTTCATGCGTACCGTTTCGTTGTCGGACTTCTGGTTAGGCGACATAAGTTGCAGATAGTCTACAATAACTAGGTCTGGCTTATACTGGTCAATCTTTCCACGAATAACAGATGGTGTAACTTCTCCACCAGAATCATTAGAGATGATGTGGAACTCTGGCTTGCCAGCAAGTTCCTTCTTGTGCCAACGCTTGAGGTCTTCAATTTCTACCTGACCATTACTCAACTTACGGTGTGACCAAAGACCATCGCCCATGATTGCAAATACACGGTTGCGAACTTCCGTCTCCGACATTTCTAGAGAGATGATTAGTGGCGACTTGCCCTGTCTCCATGCCTGTACTGCCATGTAAAGAGCAAACCAAGACTTACCAATACCTGGGTAGGCTAGGAAGACACCCAACTGACCTGGAGTGATACCAGCAGGTAGATAGTTGTCAAATCCTGGCAGACCAGTCTTGATACCGATTGAACCCAATGCTTGCTGTCTAGCCAAGTTTTCAAAGTATGCTACAGCAGAATCAATATCGGTGGCATCAATGTCACGAATAACTGCTGTGTTCTTTTTTAGTTCTGAAGTCTTTTGGATAAGGTCCTCTAGTGCTTTTGTGCCCTGACCAGACTGCACTTCGGCAGCGGTAGAACGTAGCACATCCTTTAGACTGTCGTTAAGAAATTCTGCCTGTAGTTCTTCTAGGTGATACTTGGTAGCACCAACACCATCTACAGGAGCAAAGTCACGAAACTTTTCTACCACCAAAGATACTGGTGGGACTGTGCCATTGGCTTCTGAGTAATTACGAATAAACTTCCAGATATCATTGTGTGTACGAAGAATGTTGTCTACGTTTGCTTGTAGCAAAACGTGTACTTGCTTGTCTTGCAATACTGCCGAAATTAGTTTTGATTCTGTATTATTCACTTAGCCACTCTCTTGCTTTCTGTCTGCGTTCTTGACGTTCTTTTTCATCTTGCTTGCGTGATTCAATAGCATCAACTATTCTATCAGCGTAGTTTACAAACCATTTCCAAGTAGGATTCTGATTTGCATCAAAGTAGTAGTCTAGCAGGGTGTAGCACTCTGGCAAACCATACGATTCAATAAGGGCATCTGCTGCCCATTGCTCAACATTTAAATTTAGGGATGGCTTTTGCTCATACCTTGCAGTGTGTAATTTACTGTAACGACTGAGCAAAGCCATGCGGTCTTTGCGTTCTGCCACTACTTGCTCTCAATCTCTTCTGCTGATTCCCTGACTTTTTCTGCAAGTTTTGCTTCAACAAAAGCATACACTCGCTCAAAAGCATCATTGGTGTTTTCACCCTCACGTTTGTTATCTGTAATAGAAATGTCTACACGGAGTGACTGGAAGTTTCCAAGGTTTAGCGTATAGCCCAAACCAACTGTAACCTTTGTATTTTCGTTTTCCATTTATTCTCATACCCTTTCAAGGTTAAATAGATTCTGACCAGATAGGAACAAATCGCCCATCTTCAGTCTTGGTATATACCAGTATACCATCACCCATACGTCTTGTCAACTCCTGTTTTGTTGGAGTTACATCATTAGTAATTAAACCGTCTTTACGAGGTCTACCATGATGGTATGATGCTAGTATATCACGAAGTTCACGAACTTGCGACTCCGAGTAATAACTTCTTACTTGCCATCCCCTGGCTCCTCCAGGCTGTGCTCCCATTGGTTCTGGGATAACACCTTTTTTAACTAGTTCTGGCATGTATTTCTTGTGCCTGTTTACTAGGGCTGCTGTTTGACCAACAGTATAAGCACGTTCCCTATTCTTTTTAAAATCACTAATAAGACAACTTTCAATTTGGTTTTTGATGATATTATATACAGACATAATTCCATTAGATTTGTTTAGATGATGCACTCTTACAAGGTCGCCATTAAGAAACCAAACCTTTTTACTGCCAGGAATTACTGGTGAAGCATTGTAGTCTTCCATTGTTTGAGCAGCCATTTTTGCCTATTATGATGATGTTGATACTGTTGTTTTGGAGCCAATGGCAATAACGTTAATTCCAACTGTTGCTGTTCCAGTTGTTGTATTGTTAAATTTAATTGCCCCAGTTACTTCGCCAGCATTTACTGATTTAATTACAACGGTGATATCTTGACCAGTTGTTGTTCCGCCAATATTTACTGGCGTAATTGTTACAATTGGAGTTTGGTTAAAAGATGGTTCAAACTTAAAGACAAAGTTTTCAAGACCGCCTGGCTCAATAGACTTATTGGTAATTGGCTGTGTATAAGCAGCAACAAAGGCTAGGTCTGTTGTAAACACCTCTAACTTACCATCTTGGTTCTGAAGGATGCTCCTAGAAAAGTTACGTTCTTTTACTCGTCCATCCAACTCAATGATTGATTGTGCGATATCTGAGATATATTGCAAATCTAATGGTTGTCCTGGATTTGGTCTTGCTGTAATCATAAGTTAATTATACCATAAACTAGATTAGTATTGAGTCGGTTTGTCCTAAAAATATAGGAAGACCACTTACTGTTGGCAAATAGTCTGGCAATCTTTGAGTGGACTTAACCAAAATTGCCACAATCATGCTGGTTACGCCAGATGGTTTTGCAATAAGAATAGATGGTATTGATGTAGATGAATAATACTGAAAATTACCAGTGCCATTGTATTTTATATAAACATCAAAATTATTAATACCAAGACTATCTAATATATTCCAAGATACTAAAATTGCAGCATACGTTGCTGGTGGCGGTGTTACTGGCGTTAGGGTAAAGCCAAGGCTATCTTTATATTCGTATGGAAATTGTGTTATTGCATTTGTTAGACTTCCGCTAGTTAAAGAAAACACTTGAGACCAATGTGAAGTTTTTCTTCTGTCTGAAGAAATAACCCTGTATCTAACATAGTATTTTGCATCTGCAGAAATAGATTCTATGTCCTTTTTAGGAACTGAAACTTTTTGAATAATTTCACTAAACGACATTTATGCCTATCCTAAACTCTATAAGATTTGAAGTATTTACATTTTTAATAATTGGTTTTGCATACGGATTATTTGCTGAGTCAGTATAGGTATTTCTAATTACAGTATATCCAGTCATTCCATATAGTGGATTATTTGATGGGGCATTTTCAATTCTCATTCCGTCAAACGCAACGTAGTAAGTTTCTGGTCCATCAACATCTACATAAATTTTTACAACATTTACTGAATCCCATGTAAAATCATTTGACCTATACATACTACCCAAAGTTTGTGTAGCAACAACATATCTATTTGAGGCACTTGATGTGCCTTGATATTGAAACTGTGCCTTCTTGCTACTATTGTGAGTATCTAAAAACTCAATTAAAATTTTGACATTTGGAGTTGCTGTAATTACGGTTGAAGTGCTTATAAGACTAAACGCTAATCTTAATTCGTCTTCAGAGGAGTTTTTGTCCAGGTCTTGTAAATACAAATTTGTAAGGTGGAGGTGTGTTGAATCTGTTGTATATGTCCATTCAACTGGAGTACTTGATACTGGTGCTGTAATTGTTCCATATAAATTTCCAGCAAGCATTAGTGTGCTATTTAAATACCTTGGTCTTTCTTGTCTTGCAAGTCTTGTTGTAATATTAAAAAATTCATTGTCTGCTGTCGCAAAAAGATAATCGTTTGGTGCAGAAAAATCTCCTTGTAAATTTGGGGTAGCACTTTCTGAAGTTTGTGCAAGATTGAAAGATACTTCTGGTACGGCTACTGCACTTGACGCACTGTGATATTCCCAGTTTTCATTATTTGAAAATGCAAAAATATTTTTACTTGGATTTGCTGCAATTGAGTCGGAACCACCAGAAAATAGTGCTAATTCTGTAATCTCATATCTTTCGCTTGTTGGTAATTCTGCTGTAAATACAATTTTGTCCATGTTATCTTCATAAATATAACCACGAGAAATGATTGGCACTCTAAGCATTTCAAAAGTCATGGATGTTTGTGCCGAATAGTCAGCCAGGGCATCGGTAGATAATAGCGGTTGTGCCCCACACCCAATAGCAATATGAGAAGCGTATGTTGAAGTTTGCCCTAGCAAGAACTTGCTTAAGATTGTTTTTCCTGTGCTAGTAATCATAATTTCTCCTAATATATTGTATCATCATAAACTGCTCCTTGTGTCATAATTTGAACCTCAACATACTGATTTTCTTTGAGATTTACAAATTCTAAAATAATGTTTTCTTTGTTTGTATCCCAGGCAACATTGTTTTGATTTGTTTTTGGAATATACATCTCTAGATTATAGGCAAAAGCACTAAATTGTAATGGACTTCCATCTGCCAATGCCAATATTTTCATTGGGTCAAATTTTTGATTTAAGATTGAAAGTTCTTTGAATGGCTCATATGAA